TTTCTTATTAAATTTAGGAAGACCTTCAGCTGCTGTCACTGTTCCCTCTTCAGCATCCTCTGCTGTCTGTGGAACAACTTCATACATGCAATTAAAAGGATTAAATATCACTAACTTAGTTCCAAAAGCCCCCATTCTAATCTTATTCTGATAGTCGATACGATTATCACTTTCTAACTGTAATATCTTTCCATCATAACCTGCAGGAAGTCCTTCCTTATCTGGAGAAGAATTAAATAAAAATCTTTTCTTTGCTTCCTGTGCAAACATGGCATCAATAGATTTAAAATGATATCCTTCAGACGTTTCCCAGAAAAAGAAACCAGCAGTCTTTCCCTGCTCACCTTCATCTTTAGGAACACCAAACTTAGATAACCAATTCATAGTCCAGAATGGTTTCTTATTATTACCTACAAAATTATAATCGTTTTTAGTTTCTTCTATATCAGTAATATCTTTCTCGGTTTCTAATTTCTTCTCTAGTATATCCTTAACATGATCAGAAAGTTTTCCCTTCATCACTTCTTTAATACGAGTTCCCCCTTCTTCATTCTTAATAAACTCTTCACTAACTAAACTCAAAGTAATTATTTCCTTAGCAGTATCTACTTCTCTTGGTGTTACCTTGTTAACAATAAAAGTATTCTTATTCTCCTCAGAAAACTCAAGTTTCTCCTCATTATTATCTAAAAATGTTAAAGTAAAATCTTCTGTACCTACTATAGGCAACCCTTCCATAGCAGATTTTCCATTAATAGTATTACCCGCATCAGCATAAATGAAATCTGCTCTAACAGAATCTTGAAGGATACTTTCATGGTAATATAACTGAACAAAACCGCCCAATAGGTTAGCAGTCTTACCACTTTCATTACCCTTTATATCTGCTTTAATTACATTAGATGGTTGAGTTAGTGAAGATGTTACTTCTGTTTTCTTTTTCGACATTTTATTACCTCCTATATCTATTTAAACAAGTCCGCCTGAATGAGCATAGAAACCTTCGAAAGGATCTTCAGCACCAGAACTCTTAGGAATATTAACAGTTCCAGTATCACTACCTCCAGCAGGTATTATTTGAGGAGGCATAGGGATCATCGCAGTCTGACCAGCAGAAGAATCATAAGAAGGATAACTTTCAGTTCCTTCAGCAGCTGCTGGTGTATCAACAGCAATAGGTGCAGCATCAAGAGGTTTCTGCATAAATGCTTCAATTCCTTTAGTTATATCTGACTTCTGTGCTTCTTTAAGTGCTATTGCTTTTGCTTGTGCCTTTTCTTGTTCTGCCTTCTTCGCTTCATGTCTCATTCTCAAATGCTTAACAAGTTTATTAGCAATAATACCCTTCTCTTCCTTATCTGCTTCCTTCACATCACCTTTACTCTCAGCAACACTAGAACTCTGATTTTCTCCTTTAGATCCTCCAAACCAACCAGGTAAGAATGATCTTGCTAAATGTTTTACCATAAAGATAGGATTAAAGAACTGCCATATCTGAGGTAGTTTCTTAAGTTTTCCATCCTCAACATAATGATTAAGACCAGGAATAAATTTAGCAACAAGTCCTAAAATATCAGGAAGTCTTGGTAAAGATTCTAATGCCTGTCTAAGAGAGAAACCTTCCTCTGGCACGAAAGGAACTTTAATTCCCATAACTTTACCAGGAATTTTCACATCAATTAATTTCTTATACCACGGTAACTTATCTAATACTGGTAGCATCAAATCTTGTACCCCTACATTAGGGATATCAAACGTTGGGAAATTCTCAGTGAACCTTGAGAAACCACCAGTAAAGAAATCAAATACTGGTTTTATAAATGTCTTAAAGGTATCTTGAAGTTTCTTTCCTACCGCACTAATACCACCACCAAACATCAATGTATATAATAAATCACCAACAAAGACACCAATAGCTTCACCTATAAAGGTTCCAAGAATAGGAATAGGTATAAAACTTCCAAGCAATCCACCCAATGCCGCACCTATAGCTTTAAATATTGCTTGTGCTGCAGGTTCTCCTGATAATAATGATACAATACCAACAACAAGAGGACCAACTATAGGAATCTTACCAAAGAATTTAGAAATAAATCCTTTCGATGCTTTAAATGCAGGAGCAATAACATTCGCTGCCTTACCAAATATCTTTGCAGCAAATCCACCTACCTTTCCTGCTGCTTTACCAGCACCACCCTTCAATAAGTTGGCTGCTTTACTACCAACACCTTTAAGAAATTTCCTACCCCCAGGCCCTATAAACCTTTTAAAACCTACTCCCATTTTTCGTAAGAGTCTCTTCGGTTTTAATATATTCTTAGCAAATGTCCTCAACCATTTAAACTTCAAGAGGGCCATTGCTGCCATAAAAGCAGCATTAAATAACGTATTCAAATTACCCATCAGGGTATCAAATTTCTTTACTCCCTCTTCACCAAATATATTCTTTACAAATCCTCTAAGCCCATCATAGGCCTTATAAGCCCAGTGAATTAGAGTTACCGTCCCTTTAAATACCCACTCAGCAATCTTCATTGCACCAAAAACAAATCCTTCAATCCAAGGAAGCATTGGTTCTAACAATGGTGCCAACTTAACAAGGGCCATAAGTGCCATACCCATGACAAGTCTGTTCAACCAATCACGCATACCAGCAGTGCTTTTCATTGCCTTTTCCTTTATCCCCTTACCCATACCCTTTACTTTTTCTATTGCTTTCTCTTTTAAATTTCTTTTATCCTGTTGTGCTTTCTTCCTTTTCTTCTTGTCTCTCATCTTATCCAACAAGAGAGACCCTTTTAAAATAGTATCAACATCAATTAACGTAGATGCAATCGTACTAATATTCTCAACAGACTTTGATGAGATAGTAGAACTATCAGAACTCTTACGACCTAAAAATTTTGCAGAATCTATTGCCATTATCTAGTAATCCCCAATACTTTTATCTTATGTGGAGATACATAATTACCAACAGAAAACTTAGGAATCTCAGGACCAGTAGATGCAGTAGAACCACTAGGAGAAGCTGCAGAAGAACCTGCAGCATTCATTATAGAAACTGTTGTCTTAGGTGTTGGTGGTGTTCCTGGAGTTTCTAATCCTGGTGTATCACCTACTTGTATAGGTATTCCTAATTCTTTTTTAATTTTAACAACCTTTACATCAATCATTCCTTCAATACCAGATATTAAATCTTTACCAGCATCTGCTATCTTAGGTCCAACAAAAGGAACACCAGTAAGTACTGATATAAATTTCTCAAGACCTGCTCCTGAACCACCACTACTTACCGTAGCACCAGTAGCAGCCTTATCAGTCTGACTCATTTTCTTATCATAAATTGAATAGTTAAATCTATCCTGTAAGTCTGCAATTGCTTCTCTTAAATCTACATCACCTTCTTCATCTGTCTTACCACCAAACATATTACCCAAGGCATCACTTGCTTTTGATAGAAGACCACCACCACTCTTACCATCAAAGTCAAACAACCCACCAGTTAATGCATCAAGACCACCTAATAATGCTCCCTTCGCACCAGTTGCTTGCTCTGGTTCTCCAGTTATTAAAGGATCAATACGCTTTGCCAATCTATCTGTCTCAGGATTTAATTTAACCTCACCACCTTCACTAAATCCTACTGCAGGAGAACCAGTATTCTTCCCACCAGCAGCAGCATTCATTCCTTCAAGAGTATCTACACCCCATTGATTAACAGCATCCTTACTCATAACAAACTCACCAGGAGTTAGCATGGCAGGAACTGTATCCTTATCACCACTTCCAGGAACACTACCACCTTTATTTCTTTCTATTGGTGCTTGTGTTCCAGGTTCAGGTGCTTCTGTTACATCATCCGCACCTTCACCAGAATCTTTCTGTATCTTATTCGCTTCTTTCTCTCCTTTCTCTGCTTCCTTAGTCGTATCCTTCGTAAATCCAAACAAAGATTTTATTGCATTCGCTATCTTAGGAATAAATCCTATTACTAATGCACTAACTGCTAATATTATTCCACCAGGCCCTAACATCGACCCTGCAAATAATAAGAGAGCAGTTAGTATTGAAGGCCACCAATCTTTAATGAACCGAAATATACTAGAAACTTTTTCTTGATTAGCAGGATCACCAAACCATTTAAACAACTCCATGACTACCTTAGCCATGATAAGTCTCTTTACCCAATCAAAAATCTTATCAAACACACCCTTAACAGGAGCAAGTGCTTTCTGTGCTCCTTTCATTACACCCTTACCTAAATTACCAGCACCTTCTACTAGTTTTTCTTTTAGGTTTCTTTTCTTCTGTTGTGCTGCTATATCTGCATCTTCTTGTTGATCTTTATCCAGTTCTTGCTGGTCTAATAATGTCTGTGAAATAGAAGTAACAGAGTCAGTAATACTCTGAATGCTTTCATCCAGAGGCATAGTACCAGATAAACTACTAAGTTGTTTCCCTATATCTATCTTCTGTGCTTGAATTATATTCTTTAATAAAGTTATCTTCCTCTCATTATTACCAACCCTTTTTTCTAAGTCGCCATCACCCCTTCCCAAGAACTTCTTAGGATCTATTTTAGTATTAGACTTAGTGTACCTAGCCATTCCTACGTTGTTGTTGTTCTTGTTTTAGTTTTTCTTCTTCAAGATGTGCTTTAAGAAGACCCACATAGATGTCTCGTTCCCAAGGCATCATATTTTCAATCTCTGTTAGGCTATATTTATGGTACTGCATTAGAGAAAAATTTAACCTATAATAATTCTCTAGATCCATATGGATCATGCCTATGCGAAAAAAGCCGCAAGACCCTCCAACGTCACGTCACTCTCAACACCTGTCTCAGGATTTGTTATTTTAATTTCATGAGATAACTTAGGCATAGTCTCAAAGAACTTCTCAATATCTTTGAACTGTGCTGAATTCATTGACTCAAGAAACTCATTCAATTCCTTCTTAGTGCAATCTTCTGTTGCCCAAACCTCTTCTGCACTATAAACTTTATCAATACAAGAGGCAATTAAATCAAATGATTGTTCCATCTGATTTGTTTCCTTCATATCAAAATTAGATTTAATAAATTGATCTAAAGATGGATACTTCATCTCCATCACAAGACCACCTTCAAGTTCAATTTTATTAGTGTGTCCTTCCGTATGCTGACACTGAATATCATCTAAGTTAATATTAACTTTTACTTGTGTCTTCTCATCATCAGGACAGATAATATTAACATCAAGGTCTTCTCCTACAGACTTACCTCTAATATTAAGGAATAAAAATTCAATATCAAATGTGGGAAGTGCTTCTACTTTAATCCCTCTAGTCTTAATACATGCTTTAATAACTGTTTTGATAGCAGTCGTTATTTGTTTTGTATCCTCGCTCTCTAATGCAAGTACAAGTAATTTTTCTTCTTTAACTAAGAAAGGTCTATATTGTATAGTCTTTCCTGATGACGGCAACTTAAGTTCATAAGTTGGCGTAGCAATTTTTGGTAAAGGCATAATATCCTAATACAATTCAGTAGTATTATATATACAGGTTTTTCTAACTTAGTAGAGAACCTACAACTCCTTGAGCAATTCCACCTGCTAAACGACTACCAGTTGCATTACCAACAACGTTACCAGCCATCTTCGCTGCCATTTGAGGGATACCACCAGGAGTAAAGGCACCACTATTAAATAATGCTTGTCCTACAGGATCAAATATATTACCAAAACCAGGAGTAGCTGATTCAATATAATATCTACTATAAGCAAACGAAACATTGCACTTCAATAAATCAGAAGCATCATATGTAACTGGCATAGAAGAAATTGCCAGAGGAAAACAATTCACAAACTTATAAGTCAAAGGTTTTGCTCTTCTTGCAGAGTAAAGATTCTTTTCAAACTTAGTGATCTCCAAATTACCTTTATAACTATTTGGAAACTTCATCCTATAAAAGAAATTTTCTCTAGTCGAACTTCCTGTTCTTCCACCCTGTGTACTTTCATTCGTAATATATTTCATCCATCCTTCAAAGAATCTAATAGGAAGATACTGATCTGCATCACAATAGAAATTTAAATCAATACGATCATCAAACTGTCTCCTATTAACATGCCTCTCATTAACTCCATGAAAATCGTTGAGAATTTCTGTTGTTGCTAATTGGGATCCAGGTAATGCAGTTTCACAACACATTAAATTTAACCTATCTGCATCATGATAGGCTCCAGTCTCGGAAAGAAATCTACTAAAAGAACCATCTTCCCTTGGAGGTCTTCCAATAACTACCTGAAAGTGTGAGGTAAGAGCTGGATTTAGTAACTTACCTTTTACTTCTGAGATAGATCTGGGTCTGGGTCTGACTGCTGGCATTTAATAAATATTACTTGACCATATATTATGTATATAAGTTTATGGCAGAAAGTATTAAGAGTCGCTATAAACCAATCAACCCACGAAAATATAATGGTAACCCCAACAATATTATATGCCGTAGTAGTTGGGAAAGGAAGTTCTGTCAATGGTGTGATAGAAAAGAGAATGTAATCTCATGGGCTTCTGAGGAAATTAGTATCCCATACGTATCACCAAAAGATAATCGTATTCATCGATACTATCCAGACTTTCTAATCAAAGTAAGAGAACATAATAATAGAATACAAACCTATGTGGTTGAAGTGAAACCAAAGAAACAAACTCTTCCACCTAAACCGAGGAAGAGAGCAACCAAATCATACATCTATGAATGTACTACCTATGCAGTGAACCAAGCAAAATGGAGAGCAGCATCAGAATTTTGTAAGGACAATCGTATTAACTTTAAGATAGTCACCGAAGATGAATTGGGGATTAAATAATGACAGATAGTTTTGGT